GTTACCGTTTATACACATCATATAGCATTGATGGTGAAGCAATTCGAATATATAACGCAATGTGTTCTCTAGAGCCTGTACTGACATCTCCCATTTTGAATCAGCTATCTGAGTTGGCAGTTTCGTTTCATTGGTGCTAGCATGTTTGGAGGTATTCATATTGTCGATGAACTTCCGTCCGGTTTGATATGCTTCATCATACGTATTTATTATACGCATTCCATATTTCTTCGGCATTGTTTATTATATATAGACATTTTTATCAAAGCGATAAAAAAATCAACGTCTCGAAGGGGGTGCTATTCTAACTTTACTAAACATATATTGGGTGCGAATTTAAGGTTGTTTATAAGATATATACCGTTGGCGTTATCTGATTGTACAGTGATATCATTTGACACCACGCGTTTTTTTGCCATTCGATGTTCATATCCAGTTTCTCTCTCGATCACTATCGTATCCCAGGTCTCTTTGATGAGCGGTAAACCAGACTCGAACCACAATCGATTTCGCTTGACCAATACACAGGATAGTTCATCAAGGTACCAGTATGTAGTGGTGTAAAGAACCAGCGTCTCTTTGAGTTCGGCCTTTGTTTCGTCGATCCATTGATCGACTGAATCTATGCGGTCAAATGGCATGTATTTATATGTGGGTTTCGAATTAGGCGTGTCTCTCTCAATAAAGCATAATATGACGCCCTTCCACTCTTGTGCGGAGTCTTCCCGAAACTCGTTCTCGCTTGCATATTCTTTGAAGCGCGTCTCTAAAAAGTCGCATTCATTCAGGTCGCACGTCTCCATCTGAACCTGCATCTGAACCCAGTATTCCTCTTTTGGTATCCCAGTAATTTCGCGGTTCACAATGTTCTTCACCTCAAGCATGCGACCATATCGATCCGATGTGGGATCGACGTTAATACCGTCAGGTGACGCCCCAATATAGGAATATTTCTGATGTTGAATGCAACCAAAATCGCTTACTCGCGTATTGTACTTCCGTTCGTATATCATAACGGAGACCTGTTCATATAAAACGCCCCATTGTAGCGAACCTCCCCCATGCCAATTATTCCGTTCAGACGCGAACGGATTGAATGGCTTGCATTTTTCGAAGATGAGGCTGTTTCTCTGTGCTTCTGATGAAAATACCTTCCATATATTACTCGCCGTTATTAGATTGTGACGGTACTGGTACCATTCCAGTGAGCGTTGTGTGGGCTGTGGAATTTGCTGTAGATATGCAATCTGTCGCGCTACATCAAGTAGGTTAGGTCGGGCATTTATACGATCATCTGAAATGGACCGGCGCGGGTATATTTCCTCGCTAATGTCGAAGAATGACTCGATGATCTGTTTTATGATTTCGTCGATTTGATCCGCGTTGATTATGTTGTTCCATTCATTGTGATATAATTCTAAAACATCTGCAGTCAGATTTGCGTGGAAATTTTCGTCAGAGTATGCTAAAACATTGTCAGCTAATACATCAGATACCAGCTCATATACGCTTGTCTCTATCTCGATATAATCAGCCTCGTCTATTTCCAAATCCATTTCGGATCCAGAATCTGAATCCAGATCCTCATCCATATTTATATTTATTGTTTCCATTATTATAATAAATATAAATAATCCTTTATACGTTTTCAATTTTATCTTCCTCATCCAGTGGATTTTTTATAGATGTACGTTTGGGCGTAAGCGACTTCAATGTAGATACGCGCTTAGCATCTACAATGCGAAGAGTGAAATTATGATTGCTGGTATTATAGAACAATGCCGGTACAGCCGTAACGCTACGAATGTCTTTATCATATTTAACATCCTTCGTCTTGTTAAGTTTGTTCGCGCGTAAGCAGTCGCCGAAAAACGTTTTCAATGTCTTGATATCTTTGGTCGACATGGACTTATCCTTTCCATATGTCTCTGCGAATGCATGTAGAGCCTGTATTTTAACAGTGTTATCGAGTTTATTCCACGATTCCCCCTTGTTATTTTGCTTCTCCTTCTCTAACAATTTATCCAGACTGCTTGATGTCATTGGTCCAGTTGCAACGAGCGGATCCTCAGCGACAACATCCTCAGTTTTAATATTTTCTTGCGTTACTGGCGTTGTAGACATACTTTGTCTTTATACTATTATTAGCGACAATCGTTCTATCTAGTTTTATATTATATATATAATACGTAGTCATAAAATACTTAGTGATGGATATTAAGACGATAGATATATCGAATGGAAAACCAAACAAAACCAGCAGAGTTCGAGTAGTTACTCAAGATGCTAATTGGATTATTCGACATGCAGACTATGATCCCGAGCTACACCTGAGTCTGTTGATGACAGACTCATCTAATAATGCGATCTATAGAACTATGGTACAACAAATACAAACGAAGATTAATGGGTATAAATCGCAGGATATACATAAAAAACTGCTCTCGTTACCGGATTTCGTAACGATTGATTCGACGCTGGATATTCTGCGGAAAAGCGGTTTGAAATGCTACTATTGCAAGGAATACGTTCGGATATTGTACGAGCATGTGAGAGAACCGAAACAATGGACATTAGACAGGATCAATAATAGTTTCGGACATAATACGAATAACGTAGAAATATCGTGCTTGTCGTGTAACCTTAGACGGAAAACTATGTACCATGAGCGATATGTATTCACCAAGCAATTGACCATAAATAAATTGTCGTAATAAAAATAATATAAACATTCTTCATATCTATATGTATACCAAATGGAGTTTAGTATTAAGGAGAGCTCGAACCCAGAGCGTGCTCGCAATAAGCGCATTAACCTGGGACTAATTGGCGAGAAGTTTTCAGTTACCTTCGTCATGTCTTTTATATCTACGATTGTAACCTTGTTGAAAGAGAATGAATATGATATCAATATTATACCGGGTGCGGCTTCTAATTCAATTACCGCGCATTTACGTGCAATGGGTGTGAATGTACTGAATGGGGTCGATCAGAAGCCCTTCAACGGCGATAACTTTGATTATTGGATAATTATCGACAGTAGTATTATTTTTCGAATTGAACAATTTAAGGCACTCGTCAGTTCTCTTGACGAGCAACCGGTTGTTACGGCTCTTTATCGAACTGATTTGGAACGATTCAATATCATCGAAAAGTGGGATGTTGATTATTTCAAGAAGAATGGTGCATATGAAAACACTAAGATGTCAGATCTAGACGCATGGAAGAAACTAAACACGACTATCAAGTATAAGAATGTGTGCAGTAGTGATCTCGGGTTTTTCGGAATACGGAAGGAGGTTCTGGATAAAATGAGATACCCTTATTTTAATAGTGATATGTCCACAATTTTCACAGAAAGTGGTCGTGTTCTGACATATATTATGGAGGATAGTATGGCGTTCTGTAAGAATATTAACAAGGCTGGTTTCAATATTGTGGTAAATACAGACATTGTCGTCGGCCATGAAATGCTTGTAGTCATCTAATCTACCATCGTATGGGATCGGGAAAGAACTCATCGAGTAGATTAGCATAGTATAATTTTATATCATCAGTCAGCAGAAATTCGGTGTCTTCTTTCGAATAGAGATCATAGGTATTGAACTCGAGAATATCTTGCATTAAGATGCTGTCTTCAGGACGCATGAAATGTAGATAATCCTTCCCAGTATGCCACGGATAAAACGAGTGGAAACGAATCATATTTTGGTATCTTTTTGACAATTTATGATTTTTATTATTTTGTAAAACGCGGTACAAATATTCGTCGTGACCAAACGATAATATGAGATTCTCTATACCGCATCCTGGTTCATATATACCGTTTGGGGTTGAATATACCTCGTGAATTGTATCGGTATTAAATGCCATTGTATCATAATACACGATTGATTTCGGAAATTCGCAACCGACTGCATAGGTATCACCGACTACTGCAATAGATTTCTCTCCGAAGCTAAACAGTACCTTGCCTAAATCGTGGATCAGTCCTGTTACTTGTAATTCACGGTTTTCGGGATGTGCTTTTCGAATTCTCTCTGCAGTTTGGTATGCATGTATCGAATTCTCGTTTGTTGCATCTGGGTCACTTGGATCGACGAATAGATCCATCAATTCGAGAGCACTAAGCATACTCATCGTAGTCACGTTTGAATCTGAATATTTCGCAAGTTTATTCATGACATATTCGTATGTTTGCGTCGCATGTTGTTCTTTGTAGAAGTTATACTGGGGTGTGTCTACTTTGTAATCTCTTAATGTAGTCATAGTTGTATATATTATAAAATTGATTTTTAAATTGGTGATTATAATGTATAATACAATCATTGCAATATGACACATTATATATATATCACTCCGCCTTCTTCTCCTGCGTCTAGGCCTCCGCCTCCACCTTCTTCTCCTAGGTCTGAGTCTAATTCGCCGCTACCGCTTCCGAACAATACGCACGCCCATTATATACAATTCTTCATTCGAAATGTAGAACAGCTACGAGAGAGCAACTATCCGTTAATTCGTTTTGAATCGAGAGCCCGCTCACATGAGTTTCTACGACAGATGCAATCTGAAAAAGCATCTGGAATGTCAACTGGGTATTTAATATTGAACAATCCTCAACTTCTCCCACCGAACGTGAGAGAAAGACATCAGTATCCTGTCGCCAAACCATCGGATGAGGATGATATTCCTGGAGAGGTTACCTATATAATGAGAGATGGATGTTATAGCATAGAACGGAATATTAATTTGCTGAAGAGTGTTATTGGACAAATAGAAAATAACAGTCTATTTATCCATGGGTTCCAGGATTTTGTGAGGGATTATCCGAATACACTCTCACAGCTGTAAATTACATGTAAAAATCCGTCCTCTTTATCGAAGGCCCTCTGATATGTCAGTTGTACTATTTCACCCGTTTGAACTACCTCGCCACCATTTATAAATAGAAAGAGACCCTTGTCGGATGTTAAGTTTATTCGTTTTCTAATTACATACAGGAATTGTCCCATCGTTAAATCTGCCGGGACTAGGAACTTATGTTTGTCTATATCCGGCGTTGTCGTTGAAGTCGTGCTTTTGGTAACGATTATTGGGATGCGATCTGGATATTTCGCTAGCATGCGATTAGCCTCATCTCTGTTTTTTTTTGGCTGTGATAAAAAAGTAAGCATTACAATATATAGATACTCAATATATTGTAATCAGCAAATGAACTCATCATTATTTGGATACGCATTTACCCGTTTTGTAATCACGGCGAGATAGACGCCCACACTTTTTCTTTGACATGCAACGCCTTGTGGATTTGCCCTTGCGCTTCTTTTCGCGCTTGGTTCCTTTCGCACAGCGTACGTATTTCCTTTTTACGGAAGGTTGGGTAACTGAAGAAGGTTGAGTAACCGAAGAAGGTTGGGTAACCGGCATAATCGCTACAGCTTCCACCGCACTAGCTACCACCGGAACCGCAGTAGTAATACTGGCATCTATGGTCGGGGCTACACTGGAAAGTTTGGCATTCGAAACGATAGCATTCGAAAGGCTGTCGTCAGATGTGGCAACCTGGATAGTATCAACATTATCTAGCATTGATTGGGATTCAGACATAGGCATAGACGCGGTCATAGACATTGTATATAATATTACTATAAAAAATACACATAGAAATTGCTATTAAATAATGATATCTAGGTATGACTCTACAGATACATGAAAATATATTGAAAAAATTGGACTATTTCTATAATTCAGATCAGATACCGAATATAATATTTCACGGTCCGTCGGGTAGTGGAAAATCAACTCTTGTCACAGATTTCCTGCACAAGATATACAAGAACGATAAGCAGAAGATGAAGAGTAATATTATGTCGGTAAATTGCTCGCACGGAAAAGGTATAAAATTTATACGTGAAGATCTAAAGTTTTTTGCAAAGGCCAATCTGCAATCTACTACTGGAGTACAGTTCAAATCGATAGTAATGTTCAATGCGGATAGTCTGACAAATGATGCGCAATCTGCATTACGGCGATGTATCGAATTATTCAGTTTTAATACGCGGTTTTTTATTGTAGTGGAGAATAAGCATAAATTGCTAAATCCAATTGTGTCGCGGTTTTGTGAGATTTATGTACCTGAGTATATCGTAAATGGAGAGGTTGTCAACTTACATCAATATACGATACGCAAAACACTCGATGTTTCGGACCTCGAAGCTAGGAAGGTTGAATGGATACGCAATTATATGGAGACCGCTGACTTTACTACAAACCATAATATGTCTGATACCTGTACGAAGGTGTATGAAATGGGTTATTCTTGTATTGACATTATAAATTACATGAGTGGATCGGATAAATGGAGTGATGCACAAAAGGCGAATATTATCATGTGTTTTCACAAAATAAAGGGTGAGTTTCGATGTGAGAAGATGCTGATGATGTTTATGTTGAATTTTATGTTTTTGAGAGAAGACACAGATTTACACAAGATCTCATTCATCTAATCAGGAAACCTACGGTTTCCCGAACCCTTCCCTTTGCGGAGTACATACGGTTTCCCGAACCCTTCCCTTTGCGGAGTACATACGGTTTCCCGAACCCTTCCCTTTGCGGAGTACATACGGTTTCCCGAACCCTTCCCTTTTTTAGGTTTTGTCATGTAAAAAGCGAGATGTTAGTATAACCGTAGGTACTCCGTGAAGGGAAGGGTGCGGGAAACCGTAGGTTTCCTGCGTTTGTCGTGCAATAAAAATATAGTGATAAAAACTATAAAATGGATGATTTTGTTCTCTCGAATCTACAGGAATCCAGGAACGAGTGGTGCAGTCGACTGGTTAGTATTTTTACACCTTTAGTGATAGAAGGTATACGCTCGATTTTCAACGAATCGTGGAAGTTATGTTTAGATAATGATGAAGTCGGAAAATATTTGATGACATTCCAGAGTTTGATCGCTAGGGTACCCAAGTGGAATGCTACGATGATAGAAGAGGAGCGAAAGCGTATTGTCGAGAGAAGTGGATGTAATTATTTAGACGATCTGATTACATGTGTACATATAATTCAGTTGAAAGTTCTTACGTGCGTTCGCGTTGGAAATAAGCAGAAGAAGATAGATATCGCCACGCCGAATCTAGACACTTTTATTCATAAGATCTATATACACGCGGCGCGTCGTTGCTATTCGAATGTGTATTTATTCGAAAAGAATATTTCTCCCCTTCTAATCCAGCGTAATAACCGAGAGCTTGAGCAGATTGTTCAAGAGTGTATTATGTTAACTATACGTGACAGTATTCCCACCGAGGCAATCATCCGCGCATACATGGACGAATCTGTAGAGCAAGAGGAGGAGGTCATCATCGAGAATATCGAGCCGGAAGCCGACCAGAAGAAGACCGATGGAGAGGAAAAGAAGGGTGATGAGGAGGAGAAGAAGACCGACAAAGAGGGAGAAACTGATAATGGACCACAAGTTGTACCATCGATATCTAATATCGACAACGAGCCAGTCCTGACCAAGCTGAAGTTCAATGATTTTGATAGTGTGTTAGATGCGTCAACGGGTAATGTCAGCGATGTCAGCGCACCTAAAACCATTGAGCGCTTAGAGGAGATTAGCACATCCAGGGCGATTCAACGTAAATTAGAAGAGGAGGATGAGGAGGACGACTACGATGATCGCATCAAAATACACACAGGCAGTATTGATTTAGACGAAATGGACATTTTCGATATGAATAAACCGACACAGAAAAATGAGGCGGTTGTATTAGACGGAATTGAAGAACTTGCGTAAAATGTACGCATAAAAAGTTTACGTATTTAATATAATGGATAAACCTATTCTATTAACCATCGCAATCACGGTCATTTACTTTCTGGTGAAAATGGTAGAAATGAAGTACATCGAAAAAGAGACCAAGCCGATCAAGCTCATTGTTCGCGACCTGATTATCGTATTCATGTCGGCATTAGTTCCTATATTCCTGTTTTTCAGTGCTACTGGACCGGTAGCTGAGATGATTGGAGGTGTAGATTTTGCCTCGACTCCTGCGCCTACACAGATCTTCACCGATCAGCCTGGATTCTAGAAATATACATTAATAATATTATTCGTAAATATTATTAATTATGCGTAACATGGCATAGCATCGATATCGACTACCTTCGCCTGTTTCGATACCTTTGATTTGAACTGTTCAAAGAATGGAAATTTCAATTGACTTTGAGGCGTATGTAAATGCACGGTTTTCGCAATCATTTTGTATAGTTTGAAATCGGGATATCTCTCGTCGCCGTTCTTTTTATAGATTACGTTTAATTTCTTGTCATCTTGGCACCATCGATGAATAGTCTTGTATAATTCAGTCTTTGGTTTGATAAAGTCGTATATTGAGCATCCTAGGCGACACAAATCAAAACTGTAATTCGGATCTAGTCTCGGATATTTTTCGTTATAGTATGGCTCGAAATTGTACTGTGTTGCGGCATCGCCACCTGTAGCGAAACTGTCGCTACAAAAGAGCTTGCCCTTGACCGTATAGATGCTTCTCCCGAAATCGATCATTTTGAATATACGTCCGTGGGTCGGTACCTTGTATGTATTCTTATCAAATTTATAATACAGATATTCGAGGTCCGTTTTGACATACATGATGTTGTTTGTATGGAGATCATTGTGGGTGAAATGGAACATCTTTTGATATGCGATAAGCGTCATTATCACCTGAAACAACGCACTCGCTCCCGTTTCATCGTCTATTTCGTCATTTACAAACAGCTCATCAAGAGTTCCGTCGCATTGCTCTAGGCAGATCATGTGCATCGGAAAGTTGTCAATATATGCGAAAATGTTTGTATTTTCTTCCTCTTCTTCCTCATTGTCTTCTTCCTCATCGTCCTCCTCTTCATCATCCTCTTCTTCTTCATCATCCTCTTCATCGTCCTCTTCATCTTCATCATCTCCCTCTTCTTCTCCATCTTCCTCATCGTCATCATCACTGTCATCATCGCTGTCACTTTCGCTTTTTTCATCCTTTTCAACTACAACCTTACAGTATACCTCTTCCAATTCTCCCGAAATATCGATAGTTTCTATATCCAATACATCCAGGGTTGCAATGTCTGTGTTTACCTCGATATCAGAAATCTGGAGTCTATCCTTATTGCCTCTCGAATTACTGTTGGACATTGACAATACCCTATGACGATTAATCTTAAACAATTTTCCCACGTTATCCAAGAAGAAATCAGATGTTTTCAGATAATCATAATCATCGGCTATATTCATTTTAAATTTATCCTGGACTGCTAGATATGCTCCGTAATAATCAACAGCATGGGGGAACTCATATCCCTCAAGAACTTTACTAGACAGGAAATAGAAAAACCCATCCGTATATGATGCATTATTCGTAGTTGTCAACTTATCGAAACAAGGCCTGGTATTGTCATGCGTGGGTAAGGTGCGAATTATATCATTTGCTGTATCGTATTTACCCAGCATATATCGGATAGGATCTAGCAATGGCGAATGCTTAATGAAGATTGGCTTTGGTACCAGCGTATTCGTCGAGGTATCCAATACCGTAGATAAATCGCAAATTTGATATCGATGGTTGAGCTGTACCGAGTCAGCATTATGTTCATTTATATCAAAGAACAACTTGAATATGGGCTGGAAATTATGTAAGGTTTTGACGTGGAATGGATTATAACCGTGACTAATGTCATCAGATGTCTGCGAAAACTGATTCTCTAAATGTTTTAGGTTTAGAGGTTTTGAACTGCGCGACTCTATAATAAATGGAAATGTAATCGTCGACATTTTTTATACTGGTATTTCACATATTATTTGTGGGATATGAACGTTTGAACTCGTATTAATTTTTATAAATGTATTTTATAAATGACACTAGAGCTAAAAAAATTCAACATGAGAGACATTACATTTCGACCAGACGAAAACAAGGGTCCAGTCGTTGTTTTGATTGGTCGTCGTGATACAGGTAAGTCGTTCTTGGTGCGCGATCTGCTATTCTATCATCAGGATATCCCAATCGGTACCGTTATCTCTGGAACTGAAGCAGGTAACGGGTTTTACAAAGAGCACGTGCCTAAACTGTTTATACACGATGAATATAATACAGTACTTATTGAAAACATTCTGCGTAGGCAAAAGGCTGTTATGAAGCAGATGAAGAAGGAGATCGAAACATATAAGCGTACCACTATCGACCCGAGAGCCTTTGTTATTATGGACGACTGCTTGTATGACCAAACATGGACACGTGATAAGATGATGCGCCTTTTATTTATGAATGGACGTCACTGGAAGGTCATGTTGATCATAACTATGCAATATCCGTTGGGTATTCCACCCAATCTACGCACTAACATTGATTACGTTTTTATACTTCGCGAGCCATACTTGACAAATCGGAAGCGCATTTGGGAGAATTATGCGAGTATGTTTCCTACTTTGGAGTCATTCTGTGCTGTCATGGACAACACAACGGAGAATTACGAGTGCTTGGTAATCAATAACAACGCAAAATCGAACAAATTGACGGATCAAATCTTCTGGTACAAGGCTGAAAACCATCCGAATTTCAGGTTGGGCTCGAAAGAGTTCTGGGAAATATCGAAAAACATGGGTTCAGACGATGAAGACGAGGCATATGATCCATCGAAAAATAAGAAGGCTAGCAAAGGAGCCAATATTAATGTGAAAAAGAGCAACTGGTAAGCATTTGCCTTCTTTTGAAAGCAAGCAAACAAATAGTATTGCTCCTGAAGCTTCAGGAGCAAAAAATGGACGAGGCGACTACACATAGGATTTTAGATACATGGCAGACAATTGCAAAGGCTGCAACAGAGGAGAAAATCAGCGCGGCAAAACTGAGTCGAAGCATTAAAAATAATGTTGTGTTTGGCGATTATTATTATGCAACTATTTAGGGAGATGCGCGTATAGAAATTTATCTTCGGATAATATATATAATGTCAACAGAAGCACCTACCAATGGAGATAATAAAGATTTTTTTTCAGGTATTTTTGCAAAGGTTAAAGAGGGAGCTAATGTCGTAGGTGAGTCTATTGGTGATGCAGCTGCAGGTGTTAAAGATGGAGCGGCATCGTTGGTCACCACTAAGACAACTGAGGAATTAGAGGCTGAGAGGTTAGCGGAGGCTGAGAGGTTAGCGGAGGAAGCGAGGTTAGCTGAGGCCAAGAGGTTAGCGGCCGAGACTGTTGGTGGAAAACGTCGCCGTAGCCGTAGCCAAAAACAACGTGGTGGTGGATCTAAGCGCAACCGCAGTGCCAAGCGCAGGCGCAACAAGAAGAGTCGCAAGGGTGGGCGCAAGTAAGATTGAATACTGAATCTCAAAATCAATTCATATAATTATTGTTATCAATAGGATAACAATAAATTTCCATCTACCTATGGCAAGATAGGTTTAGCATGAAGTTTGTTCCGAATAATATATATCGACGACGTTATCAATAGCAACATCTCGATCGAACTGCGTACCGTAATTGGAGTATCACCTATTTCTACGCTATAATATACCCACATCCCGGACGAAACCAGACTTACAAGACAAATCGCAAGTGAAAAACTATTCACACTTTTGTTCCTATAAATCAGATACATAAATATAAAACGAGATACAACGGACAATGAGATTGCCGTATAAGGAATTACTTTTAAATCGAACATCTTTATTCTTATAGCAACTCCTTTTTAAGCACGTTTCGATTCACGTAACAACTCATTTCGCACATTCACACTCGCCGTATCGGCCACCTCACGATCCTCGAAATTGACAGTCTCCTTAACGCCAATCAGCTGACCATCCTCATTCAGAGTCTGAGTGAGAACGTTTCCGCTCTTCTTCGCTAGCTCGATATTCTCCTTGATTGCCTTCTGCTTCGTCTCTTTAATGCGACGCTCGAACTCCTCCTTCGCCTTGGTCTCGTTCTTGAGCTTCTCGTGATGGAGCTGATTTAGCTCTTCCTCCATGAACTCGACGCGCCCCGTCTTGTACGCATCCGGATCCCAGGGAATCCACATTCCCATAGGACCAACAAAGATATCATGATTCGGATCGGTATCACGGAGCTTCTTGCACTTCATCTCGGCCTCCTCCTGCGTAGGAAAAACACCACGCAACTTGAGGCCACGCACCGACGTCTGGAATGCATGGGCGCGCTGGAATTGCTCACTCAGCTTGTCCTCATTCTTATCCATGAAGTTCTTGAAATCGTCGTCCAGATTGCTGGCCTTTAGCTTCGTTTCCTCTTCCTTCACGAACTCGGCAAAATCTGCCATGATAGTCTCAACCTTTAGGTTATATTTATAGGAGACAAAGTTCAAAAAGTCCGTGGTCCTCTCCATGCATTTAGCAAATTCCCACTGTTGAACGAACTGCTCAAATAGGAAAATCTCACGCTTCTTTAGGATTTTCTCAGGACTCACAAAAGACATACATGCAAACTTCTGTCCGGCGATAGGAGGATCCTCGTCGCACAGGTCGATATATTTAGGATTTTCTTTCCCGTCCCCTAGATTTTTTCGTTCAAACTCGGACATTTAGTGATATACAATCTATCCTCCGATTTATTTAAGTGTTTTTAGATTGATATTATATTAGTTGCCAATAGTAATACTTTAAGGAGAATAGGGAGGTCTTTATTCTAATGAGGCGCGCTATTTAGGATGTTGTTTATAAATCTATTTTTCCTCAATTTTTTTTATTATACTATAATATATAAAACAATGTCCGGTATTGATTTCAGCGAACTTGTCAAGCGTGCTATTAAGTACATCGTCGAGGGT